GTACTTCATACGATGTATAGACTTGTTAAGTCGCAAACGAGCACACGTCATGTGTTAGACGCTGCAAAAACCATAACACAGGCCCGAATTTGTCGGGCTTTTTTTCGTCTATCGCTTGAAGAAACGAAGAAGCAAAAAAGTGGCTAGGCAGATAACTACAAAAAGCAGAATTTGAAAAACTGGATGCCTCGGCCGCGACGGTTTTACACGAAGATATGCGCCGCCATCATCCTCGCCATCATCAACCCGTGACGCAGGCAATCGAAACGAAGTACGTTCAACATGCCCGAGTCTCTTTTTCCAAATTTCACGGTAATAGTCTCTGTCTTGCATTCCCATAAATCGAATGTAACAGACCCCCCACAGTTTGCAGGCTGTGGCCTTACCGCTTCGCTACATCAGGGCGATGCCCCGATACCCCGACGACTCAGACCGAGTTAACGCTATTCGCTCCTCGGTCATCGTGAACCGCCTTGTCTATCAGCGACGAGCTTTCGGGTGCATGTAGGCCAGCACGGACGCATCAGCCGGGTTGAAGACTGACACCGGCACCGGCGTGGACTCTGGCAAATCCTTGGCGGTTAGCACCGCTTGCGGGTTATCGAATTTCACGCACTGATCGAGTGTGTCGTCCACCGTATTGCCTTTGGTGTCAAAGCATTCGCACTCTTTTTTCGATGACACGATGCAGCCAGCGACCACGATTTTTGTTTCAGCAACTGGATTGACCAGCGGCACCAGCGGGGGGCGCTGCGCGGTCTGCGCCGTGTCGCTTGGCGCGAGAGCGCCAGCTAACGGCTTGCCTTGCTCTGGAGACTTTAAGGCGGCTTGAGAAATGCCTTTACCACCGATAGCGCCGGACAGTGTTTTGTAAGCGTTTGGAATCATGAAAGCACCGAGCGCAAGACCGGCAACAGGTATCAGCAGCCAGCGCGGCAGCTTGAAACTTTGCTTGGTGTGGATCTCGGCAGATTTGTACCACTGAAAGGCTTTTTTCGGAAAGTTGTAGAGGCTCATGACGGCATCTTTCATGCCGCCGAGGTTGTCACTGCAACCGTCCCACTCGTAAGTGGCGGCACGTTGACCACCGAACAAACGACGAAAGTGCACATGCTTGCCGACCAGCGCCCGCACCGAACCATCAATCAATTTCGGGTGTTGCGTCGCCAGCCAAATATCGAAGCCTTTATGGCGATGAGTATTGAACCACGCGATGTGCGCCGGGGGCGTGGACTGCGTAGATCGCGGGGGAATCATGTCTTGACATTCATCAATGATGACGAGCGAGCCATCCGGCATTGAATCCCAATCCGGCACGCTGCGGACCACGTTACCGACCTGAGAATCTTTGGTCGGCATCACCGCATGGGATAAGGCGAGGTCTTTGATGTTGTGGACGAAAACCGGACGACCAAGCTCGGGGTTTTTATTCCACGATTCGAGCAGGCGGGCGAGGGCTTGTACCAGTGACAGGGTTTTGCCACTTCCCGGAATTCCAGTCCGTAATTCGATCATTTTTTTGAACTTTCAAAATTAGGCCGAGAGTGGTGTACTGAGCCGTAGGGTCTTTGATTACTTTTCCAAGCGCGAATAAATTTAGAGCCGGAATTCGGAGAGTGCCTGACTGGTTTCTTACGAAAAAGCACGTTTGAAAATTCTCGAAAAAAATTAGAAATTGATTTCCGAGAGTGGTGTACTAAAGCGTGAGGTCATTTTTTGAAAACGTAGCGACTCATGCCGACTGCGGCCCACATGGCGACCCGTGCCGTGAGCGCACCGAACAGCAAGCCCATGACCTCGGGAATGCCGGAGAGGGTGACGAGTTGCAGCACGGCAACCGGCATAGCCGACCATGACGATTGCGCTGACGTCACCAGCGAAGCGGTGAGTTCGGTCACACCGGTAAAGGTTACGGCAGTGAAACTCAAGGCGATCAGGCCACGCACCACCAAGGGCGCGACCATCGTTAGAAGCCAACTGGCAATAGTGGCGAGGCCCATATCAGACCTTCAAGCCTTCCATGAACAACCACGCGGCAGCAGCGCCACCGACTGCGAGGAACAGCAGCCGGAGAGTGGTCATAAGGCTGCACATCGAATCGAAGCCGATGGACCATGACTTGTGGAAAGTCAGTACGTCGATTGAGCCGGTGTAGGGCGCAGGACAGCCGCTAGGCGCTGCGAACATCACCGGGGTGAGGCTGACGGGCACCGAGAGCGACGGGATGGCCTCAGACGTTGGAGGTGTACCCAACACGGCACAACCAACACGATCAGGATTCTCTTTGCATGGATCAGGAGTAGGTGCAGGCGCGTCCACTGGTTTAGTAGTCGTGTCGGTGACGGTTGGCGCATAAGGCTGATTAGTAGCAGGATCAATGCCCACCGGCTGAACCGTGCTGGTAGCAGTTTGGTTGCAGGTCACATCGGCCATGACATAGACGCAGTTGTAATTTGTTTTTGTTGTTGTCTGAGTGGCCGGAGCGGTTGGCGTTGCAGCGGTACTGGTGAGAGTTGACGGACCCGACACAGTAGCTGGACCGGACGCGACGACATTGGTTATCGCCAAATCCTTCAAAGTCTGATCTGAATAGGTGCCGGTTTGGTCAATCGTGAAAAGTTCTTTCAGGACGCCGGGGTCAGGCTGAGAGGTAGGCAACAACTGAAGAACTTCAGGTAATTGAATAGGATCAAGCTTATTTGTGCCCGTCGCAGATTTAGGAACAGTCGACCACAACAACTTGCTAACACGCATCACGCCGGAATACTGCATGTTTCCAACATATGCACCATACGCACATCTATCAGAAGCATCAATTTCGCCATAAGCAGAAACCGTATTCGCTACACCATCAGCACCAGTCCCCTGATACGACGACAAAAAAGAACCATAGTCGAGATTTTGGGAATAAGTCAAGAAACAAACACTCTCAAATCCAATGACGCGTTTCTGAAAACCAGTTGGACCGCCTGATTGAATGCCTGAACTATCAAGCCATTTATTAATCATCGGAATGCCAAGCGTCAACGCCACGGCAGCAAACCCAACCGGCCCACCAGAAAGACCGATCAATGTTCCTACCGCCATTGCAAGATCAGCACCAGATACCTTGCCTATCATCGCCACCGGAACAACCAGCCCGGAAGCCGCAAGCGGTAATGTCGCCGTGCCACTAACGATCAAACCCTTGGAGGCCGAATCGGCAACTACACCAGCGTTTCCAAGAGTGACAGCGGCAGCAGTGGGCGCACTAGCAAGAGGAACGCCCGAGCCGCTGAACTTGATTGTCTGCGCACCAGTGCCGGTAGACGTCGCCATGAACTTGTCAAAAGCTCTGGTCGTGCCATACGTGCCGATAGCGGCAGCGTGAGCGAAGCCAGCAACGAGCAGCAAGGAAGAAACGACTATTTTTTTCATGTTGAATCTGCCCGACCCCATCCGAGGTATGAGATAAGCCGCCACATGCCCCAACAGGCGACTGCCAAGGCCAGCACCGGACCGGCCAGCGATTCGATCGCCACAAGGTAGTCGCCTTGAACACAATCGGCGTAATAGAGGTCTTGAGAGAAATTTGTGACCACTGTTGCCACCGTATTTGTGGTGTCGGCCACCGAGCGATACATCAGCAACGAGCCATCAGCGTTCACCGATTGACAGCCGATAGTCGTTAGCTGATTGCCCGCCAAAACATTGACGGGTTGGAACGACGCACAGGCCGGAGCGCCAGCGTCAAGCCGTGAGGCATAACAAAGGGTCCCGACCTGATACGGCATTTTTAGGCCCCGGCTTTGCGCTTGAGAAAGTCGTACACCTTGGTGACGCCGAAAATGGAAGCGCTCAGGCCAATGAAGGCACCCAGCAGAGCCAGCAAGGCGGTAGAAGCATCCGTGATGCCAGCAGTGGCAGCGGTAATATCGATACCCGTAGCTTGAGCAGAAGCCAAAGAAGCAATGGCAGCAGCAAGAACCAAACGAGCCGCAATAACGCGAGCATTGTGAGAATTACTCATGATTTTCCTTTTTCGCCGGGAAGTTAAGAGGCACAAATTGAAGCGTCCCGGACATTCGCTCCAATCCATGAAAACGGGCCACACGGATTGAGCGTGCGGGCATAAGAGCGCAGGCGGACAATGACCGTACGCGTGCGACTTGTGAGGCAGATACCCCACTCGGAAGCGAACAGTTCGCCAGTGTTTCGATCAAGCCAGCCGCCGCCTGTTGCGCGAGCGTAGTTGTCGTGGACCGAAGCGCGGTCCTGCACAAACGAAGGCCAATTAATCCAGCGACGGCAACGCCGCCCAATGTCATCCAAGCCACCGACTCCATAGATTCGTGCTCCTTTTGGGAATGCCGCTTCACTGTCAAATTTCGAGACGTACTTCATGACGTACTTCACCGGGGCCACGGCCTGAACTGCATTGGTCATGCCATGCGGCCACCAACCCTTTGAATCCATATGCAACTCGGCTTGCTGAACTTGGCGCGGAAGCCAGACAACTACGTGGTAATGGGGGGCGTCGAGGCCAATATCCGCCCCGCTAAGACGTTTTTTCGTCTCCATGACCCAGATGTAGCGGAGGTGCCAACCGTGCGCTCTGCGCAGCCATTTGCGCAGGTGCTGGAGAGCGTTCTTGATATGGTCAGCTTTCCAGCCATCGGCACGGGCGTAGGTGAAAGTCAACATCCAAGCTTGACCGGCACACCTGGAGAGGATTTTTGCGGCTACGCCGAGGTTTTTCCGCAGACGGGTGCAGCGAAGCTGCTTGGGGTCCAACTGCAAGAAATCCCCGGTTTCCCCGTTGTTGATACTGGGGACAAGCCCAGCGGCTGCGCCGCTGCCAGTGGCTACGGCGGTGGTGTTCATACAGCTACCACCGCGAGAACCTGCACCAGCGCAGCCAGCCCGAGCGCAAGGCCGAAGATGAAGCCGCCGCCCATTTGCCCGAGTACGTAGGCCAACTCCATCGGCCACTGTGCCTTGAAGTCTTCCCACACTTGCGCACTGACCAATCGCATTTGGCGACGGGTGCGAAGCTTTGCTGCGTTCATGCGAAAAGGCCCCGAGCTACCGACGCCAGCAGCGGCGAGGCGAACGTGACCACATAGCCCGACTCGCGCCATACCTTGACGTAAGCGTTAAAGGTTTCGAGAAAACGAAAGGGCCGCACTTTGCCGCATGGCAAGGTGACGACGAATTGCAGCGGGGGCAGCTTCACGACCAAGTACCCGGACGGACAACAATTTGCGACGGCATCGAAAAACGCCCACACACCGAAAGAAGAACACCACCCATAGCGAGATAATCCGGCGCGTCGAGCGAATCAACGTCAAAAGAAACATCACGCAACACGGATGTGTGATAGCAACCCTCGGGTAAGCAACCAGTCATGAAGCCACCCGGAGAACGGGGGTAATGAGGCACCATTGGCCCGACAAAACCAGCAAAGCCGCTCATAGTGACTCTCCCGCGACGACGAAAGCGCCCCGCATGAATTCGATATCCATCACCACGCCTTCTTGCTTGTCGGTGTAGGCGTGGACTCTCAACCCGTCAGCGCGGGCATCGTGGTCTTCGGCGGCTTCGCGCAGCAATGAGAGGATGACCCCCTCAAGCTGGACCAGCCGCGCCGCGTGCATGGCGTTGTGCATGGTGCACCCCTCAAGCTTTGGCGGTTACAGCAACGAGCCGGGGAGCCACCGCCAGCGAGCCGCTGCGGTCGATGTACAAGCTGGAAGGGTGCAGGAGGTACTTGCCCGGTGCGTACACCTTGGGATTGCCGACTTCATCCTTGTCCAAGATGATTTCGGTTTTCTCGGGGAAGGGTTGCGGGTTGCCTGCCTTGTCGGTCAGGTGAAAATAGACGGTCTGGAAAAACAGGTTGTACGGCTTGCCGGAGGTTTTGCCGATGCCTTGCATGTTGCGGGGTTCGGCGGCGGTGACGGTGGCTTGAATCATGGGGTGGCTCCTGATAAACTTTGGTACCCTTTGGGTAACGTTCACATAATGTGAACGCAGGCACACGTTAACACAAGGTGAACGCTATGCAAACCAAATCCGACTATTTGACTCAACTAATTAATATGGCCAGCGCTAAAGCTGGCAGTGACTACGCGCTCGCAAAAATGCTCGATACACCTCGATCAGCAGTGAGCATGTGGAAAGCGGGGAAACGATCCTGCCCCGTTGGCGATCAAGTTCTGATGGCAGAAATAGCCGGGCTTGACGCTCGAGAATGGAATGACCGCGCACTAGTGGCGCAATACGAAGGCACACCCAAAGGCGACAAGCTCTATCGAGCGTTGGGAAAAGCTTTAGCAGCGACTGGCGCGGTGCTCGTTTCAAGTGGAGCCAGCGCAACCGTGATTTCTTCGACGGTTAAAACGGGGGTGCTGTACTTCATACGATGTATAGACTTGTTAAGTCGCAAACGAGCACACGTCATGTGTTAGACGCTGCAAAAACCATAACACAGGCCCGAATTTGTCGGGCTTTTTTTCGTCTATCGCTTGAAGAAACGA